GGTTTACTATTTACAGCAGCGCTTGCTTTATCTCCAATAGAAGCAGCCGCATCTACTTTCTCTTTATTAACCATTGCAACGTGTTTATTTAACATTGCTTCTGTGTTTGTGTCTACCTTGCCTACTACAGGTACTACACCCTCAATACGTGCTAGTTGCTCGTTTAAATACGTTGTAATTGCTTTAAAACCCTCAACAAGTTTAGCAAAGGTTTGACCTAAAATTGTAGTGGGTACTTCACTACTAAATGCCCACTTAGAAAAGTTTTCAGCAAAGAACTCACTGTAGTCAGACAACCATGCGTGCATTTCTGCTTCGTGTTTTAAATACGCTTGTTTATTACCATCAAAATAAGCATCAATAAATGATGACATTTCATCTGCCGTAGTTACATTGCGATATTCTAACACTGCTTCTAATGGTAGTTGTTGGCTAATATGGCGATTAATACCAGTGCCACCCTCCCAATCAATACCTTTAGCACGTAACCATTTATTAAAGTTACTCATCATAGTAGCTGAATACTTTAATGAAAATTGAGTTTCAAAAGCATGTGCGTATTCATGGGCAAACGTTTCCATATACTCTTTTAAAGAGTATGTACGCTTACCACTAGTAGACACACTGTTACGCATAACAATAATACTAATATCATTCTTATACGAAAAGTGTACTGCATTTGCACCTAAATACTTGTTGTTCATCAACGCAGTTAGATCACCATATTTAGCAGGATTTGCTAACATGGTTTCCATTTGTAGTACAACAATAAGGCGGTCTTCCATACCTAGAGCTTTACCCAAGCTACTATGAAAGGATGCAATAAAACCAGACTGTGTACCGTCTTGTACAGCAATCCCAGACACTACTTTAATAGTACTATCTTGTGTAATAGTAGGAATAAGTGCGTCAAAAATTGCACGACTATCACTAGGTACAATTCCAGCAGTGGCACTAGCTTTACCAACACTAGGTAGTGGATTAACTGCAACTGTATCCATACCTAAGCGTGCTGCATCAGCAGCTAAGGGCTTAATTTGTTGTTTAATCTTATTACCGTGTGCAATTATTTGCTTCTCAGTAAGGCCTGACGCAGCAGTTGCCCACTCTAAATAACGCTTATTGTCTGCAACGTTTATAGGTCTGGTTGTTGCGTATGCAATTTTATCAAACACACTATCAAACGATAACTTAATAACACCACCTGTTACAGGCATAGTAAACGATAAGTTTTTAAATTCGTTTGGAATATCACCAATTAGAATTTTTTCCCTATCTACTGCGGATAGTGTTCCTAAAATACGTTCTCTATCTGCTTTAACATTTAAATACAATCCTAGTAGTTCTGCCTCTTTAGCATCTCTAGCTAGTTTTAAATCTTTAATAACAGAGGCTTCAATTAAAAAAGATGTGTTAGTAGTGTCAGGAACAAGTTTCATTCCCAACGAACCAGTTGGGTCTAGTGTTTTTAAAGCTGCACTAGCTGCTGCTTCTGTTAAATAAGAAGTACTATCTGCTGGTTTATAATAAACCTTACCTAAAATAGAACTACCATCAGAAGCAATTTCAAACGGGTCTACTGAATGTATGTTTGGATTATTAACAGGAGAGTAAACACGCTGTAGTTCTTCTAGTTCTTTAACTGCTTCTGCCGAAGTAACACCCCTACTTGATATAGTAGTTTGTAATTCTTTAATTAAATTTTCAACAGGATTTGTAATTAGTTTACGAAAATCACCAGCTGCTGTTGTAATCATTTCAGGAAGTACTTTGGAGGCACTCATTGAAACTAACTTAGTTAAATCAAGAATTGCAGAAACACCAGTTAGTTCTCCAGCAATTTCTCCTGCGGCTAACATACGTTGTTTATTAGCTACGTGTTTTACAATTTTAGAAGTTTCTAAAGAAACAACAACGTCTTTAGCGCCAGCACTTGCTAAAGTGCGTTCAACGTTTACTAGGTTATCAGCAGACCGTAGTAGTTTACCAGCAGTTACAACTGCTTTAATACCACCTAAAAATGTTGCAGCTACACCTAGTCTATCTAACTGATCTGAAAGACCATCCCACGTTTGGTCTTCTATTGTAGCTACATTAACTAAAACGCTAGTTGCTTGTAATTCAGAAATAGTTAAACTAGCTCTTAAATCTTTATAAAGATTATTTAACCATTGTCCCTTTTCTTCTTCTGGTAAAGAAGAAAAAACAGCTTGTAGTAGTGTGACAGTTTCACTACGACCAGACATTGTTTTAATGTATTTTTCAGGTACACCTGCATTAATTGCTACTTTATCTAGTGCTACACCTTGGTACGCAGCAACTGGTGTGATTTCATACAGCAAACCCTTACCAATTGTAGACCACTTTTTACCGTCTGCTAATGCTTTTTCAAGTGTTGCTTGTGCAGCTAGTTGGCTACTTAGTGAATTACTCTTATTAGTAATTTGTTCAATTGAGTTATTTAATGGAACGTTACTGTTTAATGTAACAACATTGTCTACAGCATTCTCAGATAGTTCTAACAGTTTCGCAGCTACTGCATCTTCTGTAGGCTTCATTATAGAGTTGTACAAAGCATTACGCGCTTCCATAGTTTTATGGAAACTTTCTAGTACTTGTACATTACCATTTTTTGCAGCACTATAAGCAAGTTCTTTATCTTGTTGGTTATTTTTAGGTACAGCTTTACGCCACTCACTATCAATAAAGTCATTAAAATTAATGTCTTGATCTACATCAACAGTACCGTTTGCAAGGTTTGCAATGTTTTTAACAACAGAATAGTTGTTTGTAGTAGGGTCTGGAACTACTTCTGTATCTTCTTTTGTATATAACGGGTCATCTAGTGCAGGTTGTTCTACATTAACATTAGTAATGTTTTCTGGTAATTGCATTATGATACTTTCGGTTTATACGCTGAAAAAATAGTTCCACTAAGTTGACCAACACTACCCCAAACAGCAGCATTACTTTGAGCAATAGCAATCTTAGCAGCACCTGCTGCACCTGCCCTAGCACCCTCTAATTGTGCGCCACCAATTGCAGTGTTTGCTTCAGCAACTTCAGACATGTAAGAGAGGTTACTAGCAGCTTGACTACCTACACTACCTACGCCTCCAGCAAGGGCACTACTGCCTACACCACCCGTTTGAGCAGCAACGTTAACCATTGCAGCTTGAGCCATACGTTGTTCACGAATTTGCTGCCTTACTGTGCGTACGTTTTGAACTTCTGCTTTCTGTGCTTCAGCAGCATATTGTTTTTCAGCAGCAACTTGTTGTTGTTGTGCTGACGCAGCAGCAGCTTGTCCAGCTTTTTTAGTTTCTTGAATACCCTGTACAGTAGACCCCACTGCTAAACCAGCAGCAGCACCTGCTGCAACACCTAGTGCAACAGAACCAGCTACCGTAGCTCCAGCAGCATATGCTATTCCTGCACCAATTGCTGTAAAAACTGCCATAATTAAACCTTTGTAAATGCTATTTCAGCAGGTTGATAACCTAACTTACTTAATGTTGATGTTTTAATATTACTTTTAGGTAATAGTGACAATGCTATTTTAGCACCAATAGGTGCTGCATTTTCAAATTCTTTTAATAACCTAATCGATATAGAAGATTCTCTATATTCTTCTTCTACCCACCAAAACAATTCTTGGTATATTACTTCATGTTTATTCCACATATTTTGTACAACAACACCACCAATTACACCAACAACTACACCATCTTTTTCTGCTACGTACACCGTACCTATTTTTAAAAGTTGTTCTAGTGTTTCTTTAACACTATCTTTATCCCATGTAAAGTGATTAAAATACTTTACAAAATTCTTAGCTATATTAATTAAAGAAAATAAATCTGATTCTGTTGCTTTTCGTATGCTAGACATTAGTGTTACCTACAAACGTTCCTGTCCAACCTACAATCTTCATATCTTTACCAGCTTCGCTAGCAAACTTAAATTGCACAGCCTTACCCCTACCACGTAGTTTATTTTTAGTAATGACTAGTGGATAACCATCATCAAAGGGGCCAGCACCAGCAGTAAAGAACGCACGTAGTTGTCGGTATACTTGTACTTCATCTGCCCACTTGCCGGGGTATACATTATCAGTAAAGTCCCATCGACTTTGCATTAGGCAACTACTTTGATTTAATGGAATGGAGTTAACATCAAACTCTGTTTCTGTACGCTTCATAAACACTGTAAGATATTGACCTGTCTTAGCACGAGAGGGGCCATTGCCACCCATGTTATAACCAGTAACAAAGTATGAGTCTTCTTCTACTGACGCAGTGTTGGCTGCATACCAGTCTCTAAACTTAGTTGCACTGTCGCGTTGGTTAACCATATCACTAAACGTTAACGAGTAAACACTACCTGTGTAGTGTAGAGTTAAGAATTTAAACAACTTCTTAGTACCATTAATAACCGCTAAGTTTGCTTGCACATTATCTGTACCAGCAATAACGTCATCAGCACCAGCAATAATTTCGTATGTAAGTTCTGCTTCATTAGTCTCACGAGTAATCTCAATGGATACAGGGATGGAACCAACAGCAGTGTTGTAACTAAACCAATACCAACTATTAAGACGTAGGTCTAAAGCTAGTACGTGATCTTTATTAAACTTACCTGTACTAGTAGATGTACTAGTGCTACTAGTATATAACCAATAGATAGTTTTATCTGTTGCGTTATAACTACCTTCAGCAAACAACTTACTTAGTACAGGAATTTCTTCAAAGAATGTTTTAATGTTTTGGTCACTAACGTTCTTACTTACGAACTCAGCACCAGATGCACCGGGGGAGATTGCATAAATACCACTGGTAGACCAGTAGATGAGAGTGTCTTCAACAACAACAATGCTCTTACCTGCATTACATCCCACAGTGGATACACGCTCAACAGAGTAGGAGCCAGCAGTAAAGCCTACGTTAATACCACTGATAAACCAAACACCGTTAGTAGCCAACACCATAACACCACGACCTAATGGTTGTAGTGATAGGATTTCTCCAGCTTCAGGGATTTGTACAGTGCCACCATCATCATCTTCTAGATCACTAAAGACTTCAGATGTAGGGTCATTGGTTTGATAGCACATACCAATCTTGTCAAATGTATCTAACACTTGACTAAAGTAAATGCTACCTAGTTCGTTAGTACTAGGAAGACCAGCATACCACACACGACCAGCAAAGAATGCACAACTCTTAGGGCGGTATGATGTAGTTGGGAATGCGTCAATAACAAAATGCCCTTTAGGGGCAGGTGAGTTACCGAAGTCTTGTTTGTTTAAGAATGCTGGTTGAAAGTCATCGTTAGTATCTTTACCATAAATCCACTGCTTAGTGTAGGCAGGGTATTTATTACTATTAGCAGACAAGTATGACGAAATCTTACTGTCTGTCCATCCTTGATTGTACAAGTTGTACTTAACATCTAGAATGTTAATGCCACGAGCAGTCCACTCAGCTTCTGTATATTCTGCATCAATTAACGCACCTGTGTCTTTACCTTTGAAATCACGATTCTGTAAGCTAATTACAGCAGTTGTAATTGTGTCTGTAACACTGTCGTATGTAATAACAATGGGGTTGGTGTTCTTACTAGTAACAATGAGTTTACCGTAAGTAGATGCAAAACTACAAATACCTGTACCAGATATTTCTGTATTACCTACAGCAACGTAACTACTTAGGTTAACAGTGAAAGATTTCTTACTACCACTAACAACACCCGTAGCACCGCTATAGAAATGCAGTGTAGGCCCTGTCTGAGCCACGATGAAGTCGAGGTTACCATTACCCCCTACGGTAGTCCAAATACCAGTTGTAAAGGCCCATAAGTCCTTTTGGTCAGGGGTAATAGCAGATGCGAATAGTGTGTGATTCTCTTCGTAGTCAATACCATTACGGCGTTCTACACTACCGTCAGGACTAGGTACGACATTAACCCCCTCTTTCCAAGAGTTATCAGGAGTAATGAAAAAGCCGCCTTCAGTGTTAAGGCCACCTACAAAGGTAAAACTATCTTTTACAGCGGCTTGTACTGCCATATTACATTACACCTTTCCACTTACTTTTGTTTACGTCTTTGGGTTGTTCTTCAACAATACCAAGTTCTTTTTTAGCTTTGTCTCCAGCCACTGCAAGTTTCTCTAATCGAGTCTTACGTTGCTGGGCATCTTCTTTAAGAATAGGTTTCTGTTTCAACTTCAATTCCCCTACGTTCTGCAATTGCAAGGATACGATCTTTACGTGTAAACAAACCTTTTAACTCATCAGGTACTGCACCACGCATAGAATAACGGGTTGAATACAAACCAGCAGGGCCACGTTCAATAACAAGTTTGTTAACAATACCTTGTTCTTCTCGTTCTTCTTTACGCTCTTTAGCTGCTGCTTTCTTTTCTAAACTACGTTCCATAACTCGATCATAGCTAGATTTATTTGCGTCCATAATTTACCTTGTTGTTATATTTAGCTTCACCATTCTCATTACGCCAAGCATCGTTACGCATAGCCATGCGACCTCGTGTAGCCTTACGCTCTTCACGAGCATTAGCTTGTTGTTTCAAGTTAACAAACGATTGACTCTTAGCTTCTGCTAACAGTGTAGGAAAGAACTTCTCTGGAATGTTAGGAACAAAACTATCTACGTGTGTCCAGTCTGCTTGAGCAGTGCCGTATACAACACACTTAGATGATTGCAGAGTACTCTCTACAGCCTTATTAATACCATCAAAGAAGATGTATGTATCGTCGTAACTTGTCCAATAGATAGGGTCTGCATTAATAACAAACCCCTTACTATCAACAATACCAGCTTCTACGACACGATTGTCGATGAGTGTTTGAAACTCTTCTGGTGGAATATATGTAATCTCTTTTTTATTATATTTAACCCACTTAAGTTTGTTCCATGTATCTGGAATCTTCATTTTAGTTGGATTGTTAACATCACCTAAAGGACTAAGTGTGCCTAGTACAAATGAAAAAGGCCAATCACGTTGGCTAATAAGTTCAAAGTAGGCTTCTTTAACTAGCTCTGCAACTTGCACAGCTTCTACAGTTTCATCAATAGAGTCTACGGGGTCACTGTCCAATGCAGAAAGAATGTTCTGCGTCATGTCTAACAAAGATAATTTAGCCATATTAACTACCTGCGAAGATAGCGTTTAATAAGAATGAATAAACTCTAATATTACCACTTGCACCTGCATTTAGTGCGTATACTTCAAAATAATCATTTGTAGCAGCAGTTACAGTTGTAAGACCAGATAAGACATGTTTTTCACCACTAGTAGTGGTAGCTACAGAGTGTGCATTTACAACACTACCGTTTTTGTATACTGCTAACACAACATCACGAGAAGAACCTGTTGTTTGGTCTAATGACACATTATATAAAATATTTAAAGCAATAGTATCTGGGCCTGTGTACGTAAGTCGTGCATTAGTGCCTTCAGTAATAGCTTCTGGATTACCACCAGCAATTGTAGTAGGTGCTAGTTTAGTAAATACAGATGGATATGTTAGTGAATAAGGAGTTGTTAAGTTATAAAAATCTGTTTGTCCATGTGCGCCTGTAGTGAGTGAGAAATTACCACTACCATCGACACTTACAAACTGACCAGCACTACCGTTAGTGCTTAAATTAGAAAGGCTTTGTGGGCCAAGTTTAACCCATGAACCACTACCTGCACCATCGGCAACATATACCTTTTTGGTAGTAGCAGAATCAACGCCTTTTGGTTCATGCAAGTTAGAGCCTGTAAGGGCAGAGTGTTGTACGTTTGCTATGATAATTCTCCAAAAGGAAAAGGAGGGAGCATTGCGCCCCCTCCAGTTTAGTTACAATTAGATGTAACGGACAAAGATATCAGCAGTACCGGCAGTGAACGTACCAGTGAAAGCAACATCTAGAGTGTCAGCAGCAGCGTACACTTTGCCTAGACCACGGTTGGTAGCAGCATCACCGATGGCATAAGCACCAGCAGCACGGATAGTTGCACCAATAGTTAGGTTAGCAACAGCACCTTGTGTAGCTGAAACCCAGCCATCAGCATCAGTGCCATCACCTAGTTGCACATCAGTACCACCAACCCATGCAGTGCCTACTTTCATAACCACATCTTGCACAACAGAACCTGCGGGGAGGTCAACAGTTGCACCAGAGCTTTGGAAAGTAATTGCTAGACGAGCCTCTTTTACAACGCCATCAGTTTCAAGTACGCCAGCGACATTACGCTCTGCGAAGTTGGGGCCGAAGCCCACAACTAGACCATCAGCGTTTGTCCAAGTAGATTTACGAGTCATTTCAGTATCCTTTCAATATTAGATGGTTGATTTAGAAATGACAGACACTAGGCACTCTGGGCGATAGAGCTTGAGGCCAAAACGTGCATTCATAACATATTCATCACGGCGTAGGTCTTTGTTACGCTCGTATTCAACACGAGGCATCTGACGATAAGCACCCACGAATGGGGTTAGATCGCCACCAACTGACATGAAGATGTTGGTAACTGGGGTAGCAGGAACTGAAACACTGTTAATAGTGGTATCAGTAGGGGTTGCTAGGAAGTTAGAAACATACACATCAAAGCCGAAGAAGCTACGGATGAAACGCATACCAGTAACTTCATTAACGAAACCACCATTCACAATACCTTGGAACTGTGGGTTGTTGATGAAGGCTTGTGCGCCAACTAAGGTGTTGAAAACATACTCTTGTGAAGCATCGATGATGGCAACACGAGTACCGCCAGCCTGTGCTTTATCTAGAGCATACTTAGCCTTAGCGAAGTCATCTAGAGATAGAACAGTGTTGGAGCTACCAGAGGCAACAAAGCGGTGTGAAGCACCGTTAATGCTGTTTAGGTCGTTAACAGTTTGGGTGTTAGCTAGTGAGAACACAGAAGACTCTAGATTCTCATCTAGGGCACGGCGCATCTTAGAAGGAAACATACCAATTAGTTGACCAGCGTAGTAGCTGTCTTGTTTAGCTTTGTCCGTGATGAACGTAGCAGACTCAACGTAACGGTCAATAGAGAAGGTGAACTCACCAGTATCCATTGCATCGTACGTTACAGGGGTATTCTCAGCAACTTCCCGCATTGGTAGTTCACCAATAGAGGGGATAGTAAACTGATTACCATCGGGGAAACCATTGAGCATACGGACATATTTAGTGCCCATTAGTTGCTCTTGTAGAATATCTTTTAGTTCTGAAGACCAGAGTTCTGTGCGAACTAGATGTTCATTAACTTTTGAATAGTCAATACCAGCCATTTAAATTCTCCTTATTGCCCAAAGTATAGGGCGGGGTTTTTATTAACAGTTTGTTGTAACTTATACTGGAACTCTTGTGACCAATATTGATTGGGGTCTTCTTTGCGAACCTTAGCGGCCCACTCTTTAGTTCCCTCAATACCAGCACGATTGCCCGAAGTAGAAGCTACTGAAGTTGTATTCACTGAACCATTATCCATGTTGTTTGTAGGCAACGAAGTACCAATAAACATTGAAACAAATTCAGCCGGGTCAGTAGCTGCCAATTCCATTAAGATACGTGCTTTCTCTGGGTTAGCAGCACGTTGTTTGAACACATCCATTGCTTTCTCACCAAACTTATCTTTCATAAGTTTATCAGCTAGCAGTAGATTATCTGTCTTGGTCTTAGTGGCTTCACGCCCTAATAACGTCTTCTCTACAAGCTGTTGCACATCTTCAGAGCTAATACCCTGAACAGGAGGATTGTCTTCCACTGGCGCGACATTTTGTTTTGACATACGTTCAAGAACCTCGTCAATAGTCTTGGCTTGTGTCACTTGCTCACGTAGCTTACGATTGTCTTCTTTCAAAGTCTCGATAAACTGGTCAGCATTAGAATAAGCCTTGGCTAAATCCTCTGGTGTCTTGTATTTTTGATTCTCTCCAACAAGTGAAGTGAATAGTTCTACAACAGGTGTCTCTGTCGCAGGGGTGGCAATGTGGTCTTCATTACCGAAAATGGTTGCATTGGTCATGCTTAAGTTATCTCCTAAAAAGTAGCAGTCTTAGAGTAGGTATTTTAAAAAACGTTACCTCTTAACTCCGTCAGGTAACATTGTAACAATTTGTTCAATAATCTTAGATTGCCCTAAGTTAAATGCTAGTTTAGCATAGTGGTTAGGACAATCAAAGTCATCTTTCTTAGTTAAAGTAAGTTCCTTATTTAATACTAGTAATGTGTTATATAATGTTTCTAATACATAAGTACTGTTATTCCATAACTTAATAAACTCTTCATTAGTAATATCTTTAGGTTTATTATTTAATAATAGTTTATTCATAATATATATATATAGTAGTTAATATATAACTAGTTTACACTACTTCATTAGGATTGTCAATAGCTGGCCCTTCAGGGCTAATAGTTGCTTCAGTTTGAATGTCTTCAGACACTTGGTTCATAAGTCGTTGTGTCTCAGCTTGTTCAAAGATGAGTGCATTATCCTGTACAATTTTATAATTCTGCCAGCCTAGATTCTCTTCCAATGCCTTAGCAATAGCCTTACCACTGATGTGGGCAGCTACAGATGGGATAGCAGCTACAGCTTGCATTGTCTGTGCTAGTTCTTGGATGAAGCGTGCTTGGTCAGCAAAGTGCCTTGCACCGATAGGATAGATTTTACCAGCAGCAGTTAAGTCTTCTTTACTCACTTCAACAAAGACTTCTGTGTTGTAATCTTCATCAATTGTACGGATACGTTCAACACCTTCAAAGTTACGGATGGATTCAGCCAGCATACCGTTCAGGAGAGGTTCTAGGATGTTCCGTTCAAACCAGCTCACCTTGCTCTGGAAAATGCGTCCTGCGGCGTTCTCAAGGCTCTGTACCTCGTATTTAGTCTTCTCACCCGGTGTACGGATACCCATTGCTTGCTTAGGTGCGCCAGCAAGCTCTTCCATACGGTTCATCAACTCGTTAATCTGCATGTCTGCTTGCAGTGCAGTGGCATCAGGACGTAAGAACTCAACACTACCCTCATCACCAGCAAAGATAGTGGCTCCGGGTTCGTATTCAAACTCCTCAACCGTAGAACCTTTAACCACCATGACGGGGTAGGCAATAAGGTCGAATACGTCTGCTTTCAAGTTCTCTAAGTGGTCAATACGGTATTGCATACCAACTAACTGGTCTAGAGGCCCTTGTGCCCATAGGTTATCGGTACGTAAGCGCCATCCACAATGGAACATAGGTTTGTTGCCTGTCCACAACGGATTAGGTTGTTTACGTAAAATCCACTTACGATCTACGATGGTTACCAACTGGTTACGAAGAAGTTTCTTGGTATCAGGGTCATAAATATCACCCCAGAATTCTAGCAGTTCTACCATATCGCTATCAAGATATTCGTCAGCACTACCAAAACCATCAATAGCCATATTGATTTCCTTCTTAAACTCAGGGTCATCCCTGTAGTTTTGACGGAAAGACAACACTTTATCAATTACTGCTTTGTCATAGTTTAGAGCAGGTTTAGTTTCCACATCAGTGAGCAGATCACCAATAGACTTAAGCATACGGCGAACAAGAGGTGTCTTGCTAAAGTCTTCAGCTAGTGGGTTAAAAACAACATCAGATGGATTGATACGATAGGCTTTAGGGCCTACATAACGGCTAACAACATTACCAGTGTCATCACTAATAATGTCTCGTACATAGTCATATGTGACAACTACGTTACCAAAATCAACATAGTCATAGATTAATTGAGATACAAGAAGTTGGAAGTTAGATGCTTTTAGCTTCTGCTTCATGTAGTTAGTAATGGCATAACGCTTTTTAGTTAAATCCTTATCCTTGTCAGTTGCTTCCCAAAAGAACCAATTGTCGGATGGAAACAACGCAGCCATGTAATTGGCATGTAGGTTGTCTCTAATTTGCGTCAACTTTGGAGTAACTGTAGAGTTCTTCCAAGGTAGTTTGTTGTTACTAGTCTTACGTGTATTTGTTGCAAAAATGTAACTACGTAACTCTTGCTGTTCGTCTTTCCATGAAGCACGGGCAGTATCCCAGCGCACCCACATGTCAGCAATTTTAACAGCCAACTCGTCATCATTGAAACTTACTTGAATATTATCGTTCATATATTACGGTCAGATTGACACGCCTCCAAACTTAGAATTAAATGCAATTACATTAGTACGTTTGCCCCAACTACGTTGGCTAATAGGGGCTTTACAAATCTCTACACAAGCAGCTAACGCATCTTTAACGTCATCATGCTCTGGGTTATTCATCATTAATTCTTCTTCTAAAATTTGACAATTACCACCTTTGTAATGCCAGATTTGATTGTTGCTATACCTAGGTTCTAGGATAGCTGCAATACGTTCTGCCTTACTCATGGTCTTAGGTGGGTTATACTCATCAATGGTGAACACAATGTTCTGGCTACGCATGTAGTCCCTAAACTGGCTAACGATGAGTCGCTGTGCGGCTACAACCTCACAACGCATCTTCTTAAACCGCCACTTACGAAACACTGTTTCTGCTTTGTCATACATCACAGAAATCTTATTAGTCTTAAACCGATCAATGTCTAGTACGTAGTAGTTGTTGTCAGAGTCAACGCCTACAACTGCAATTACGGTGTAATCAGAGTTATTACTAACAGAGTAAGCAAAGTCCATTGCGGCATAAACATGAAGTAGTTTGTCCCCAAAATACCAAGCACCACTAAAGTTTTCAATCTTATCGCGTTCGTAGTGGTTAAATCTGCTACGGTCAATAAGCTGTGTTTCAACAGCGTTCGGGTTGTTATAATATTGTGCATAAAATTGAGTAATATCTAGATACTTCGCCTTTTTACGAGCAAGTTCACGTTCATCAAAGCCAAAGGTCTTGCCATCTGTACGCCGTTGTTTAGGCCAAAGGAACTCACCACCACTCTCAACTACACGTTCAAATACTTCGTACACTTCGTTTTCAATCTCATTCTCATCGTTATCATCCATGTACAACTCGACCATCTCCATCATATCTTTGTACAAGTCTCCGGGATGGTAGCGAGTACCTACAGCCCACTCTTGTGCCCCTGTAGATTCAATGGAAGATAGTTGTGAGTAAAAAGACCTAACTTGGTCACGACCAGTTTGAGTGTAAGCATTGTCTGGTACAACTACGTCATCTAGAACAGCTACGTTACAATGCAAACCTGTTACGTTAGCCGTAATACCAGATGCTTTAATAGTGGCATCACGAATACCCTCTAGCTTACGCTTAGGGTGGTCAACACTAATCTCATCTACAGCCCAACGTTCACGTTTACCCTCATTCTCATTAACCATCTCAGGCCAATAGAAACGATAGATATCAGACAATAGAATATCTTTAACAGCTTTAAGTTGCTTTTCAGCCAAGTTAGCTGTAGCAGATACGTACAACACAGTTGTTTCTGGATTCTTAGTTACCCACCATGCTACACGGTAGGCAATCATTGCACTCTTTTGATGGTCGCGTGGAAGAAGAACCAGTTGGTTATCCTTAGCATCTTGTCTACCCCACCAAGCACACAACTCCTCATGCACAACACCCAACATACGATGGGGTGCAATGAGGCGAATGAATGTTAGTAGGTCTGCTTCTGCTGCTTGCTTAACTAGTTCTTTTTCTGACATTACCACTTAACCTTGTTGGCCCAATATGCAGCACTCATCTTACCCTTAGCAATGTTCTTGGCATGTCGTGCTTTGAAAGAGGCTTGTCGTGCAGTTGGTTCTTTATCACCAGTAACACCTTGTTGACCAAACCGAATGGTTTTAACTTGGTCGCCTTCTTTGGCTACAACAACATGAGACTTGGTAGAATGACTAGGTGTGCGTTTAGGTTTGTTAAAGCCAGATACACCAGCACGCTCTAGTCGAGGGTCTTTAGCCATTACTTTACCTTTCCAGATTTAGTGCGAGGAAAGCTACGATTACTAGTAGCACTTTGAACACGTAAGTTACTGCGAGACTTAGCACCACCTTTACTTAGTGGCTTTTTGTGGTCTACATCTTTACCATCACCCTTAGTAACTTTACCCTCACGTTCCATAATTCTACGTGCGCCATTCCGGATTGCACGGTCTTTCTTTACAGAATCTTTGCCATCATACTTCTCATATTGCTTCTTATAATCCCGCTTACCGTTAGTCATGTATGGCATTACTTCTTCCCTCCAACAACAA